GATTTATTTTTACCACTATCTTGTGGTAGCCCCATTGAAGACCTTCCCTCCAAAGACGAAGTGCTTGGTCTAGCAACTGGCATTTGATTAGAAAATTTACCTGTTTTTGCCATTATCTTAACTCCACATGAACTAAATCATCAAAATTGTTATCTTTAATTTCTCCATCACCGTCCCAGTCCCCGCCCCAGCGTATCTTAAGACCTAATTGCTGTCCTATACCACGAACCATACCACCCATATAATGAAATCTTTCCCTGTCATTCCAATCAACAGGATATGGAGCAAGGTCTACAGCCTTACCTTCCATATGCCTTGAATATTTAACCTTCGTCTTCCCTTTTTCAAGGAGCTCTGCTTGTCTTTCCTTAGAACGAACCCCCTCTATGATTGTAACATCCATAATTTTTATCAATTCGTTAAGTACGTTTACAAGTTTTGCATTAACTCCTTTAAGTCTCTCTCTTGACCTTCTTCCAAATCGGTAATGTTTAGGCATCATTTACTCCAAGGTGATTTAAGGAAATTTCTAAACCCAGCAACTACCTTTATCCAGAACAAATCCTCCTTGCCTCTGAAATTTCCAGCTATATTTTTCTTTCTTTTCTTTCTAGGCATACCACTCTATCCTTCTCCAAGTTACAGAAGTCTTACTTTTATTAACTTTAAATAACACAGGAATAGTCGTAACACTATTATAAAGGTCAGTATTCTTTTCTTTTTTTAACTTTTTTACCTGTTTTTTTGGCATATTTCTTAGCTGCTTTTTTACCTGAATCCGTGTATTTGAATTGTTTTTTACCTACTTTTGGCATGGTTATCCTCAGTTATGCTACTATCCAACTTTTAGCTTTTCTCTTCTGTTTATACCACTTTCTCTCTTTGTCATCAAGTTTTAGGTCTGGGGGAAAGCAATGCGTACAGGCGTAATAGAGGGCTTCTATTGTATCATCATGAGCCATCTTTGCCCCGAATGTAACTATTTCATTACTTAAATCAAACATATTATCCCTGATATGCACTAATCCCATTGAGAATCGCCCGTTTAAACCAGAATAAATACGATTTCGTTTGTTATGACCACCCGGTTTCTCTGGAATCACCGAAATATTGAACCGATTAAGTCGTTTTCTCTCTTCATTCAATGACTGAAACACAGAACGGTTCATAGCTACATCTTCCACGGTAGCAGATGTACAATGATATTTGTCATAAAGTTCCATTATATAATCAACAACCCCCATCTTCGATACAGAACCTTCATATTTACTTCCCAAAGTGGGAATAGACCGGTGTCTCTCATACTGTAAAGCATAAACATTTCTACTACCATCCACTGCTATTACCATTATAACTGAGAAGTCAGATGTCTTAGTATCAATGTCAGTTGCAGGGTCACACCCTATAAATGTATTTACAGGAAACCTATCCCCATTTAGCCTTAAATAAGAGTGAGATTCTTCCTCATCAAACTCATATACTGCATTATGATGTCTTATATCTTGTTGCTTCCAAAGAGCATCTTCCTCACTTTGTACCTGCATGAAATATTCTTGGTAATACTTGGATGGCTGACCAGAATCGTAATAGAACTTTTTCTTCTGTGCCATAATCTTTGGCGTAAAGAAACTTGACCAGAGAAACTTACCATCATCGTCTATTGCTTTGTATGTAACTACGTTCCATGCGAACTCCTTATTATTTTTTTTAGCTTTCGCATGATTAATGAGAAGATTGTTGATAAAACTATCATAGTGAACTGGAGTACCGTTAACACGAATCCTACCAGTTTCAGGCTCCAGAGCCGGGTATACCACCGCAGTAACAAGATTAGCGTTCTTATCTCTGGCATCTCTCGTAATGGTATTTTCCTCATGCTCAAAATCATCTAATATAATTAAATCATATCTTTTATGAAGTTTTGCACCACCTCTAATACCTGTGACATTACTCTTTGAGATTAATTTACATCCATTTTTTAATTCAACATCTTCCTCAGTCCATTTACGACCTCTTTGGTCACCAAAATAATATAATATTTTGGGATTATGTTCGAGATGATACTTAATATAATCCATATTGCCAACAGCTAATTTTTGTGTAGCTGATACCCAAGCATAAAAATACATATCAGAAGGAGGACAGAAAAGAAAATCTTTTAAAATAGAGGCTTTAGTAAGAATAGTCTTACCGTGTCCACGAGGAAGAATAACTGCTACTTGCCTTACATCTCTGTCATCAATAACATCCGCAACCTGATAATGAAAAGGAGGTGTCTCACTCCTTAAATAGTCATCTGGAAGAAATAACTTCCCAAATGCTATAATATCATTCTGGGCTAATCTGAGAGTTTCCTCCGCTTGACTCGGGTCTTGTGTCAGAAGATTTGCCATTTTTCTCGTGCTCTTTTAATAGTTTTTCTTGTTGTTCTATAAGAAATTCACCAAACTTGTCCTTATCTCCATTCCAATCAAGATATGAACGGAAGGCATGGTCAAGACCGTTAAATTGAGCAAAGGCTTGATGTAATCCATTCTCTAGATTTATTATAGCCTCTACCATCTTTTTGTTGGTAATTCTCTTATTTTTAGGTTTAGTTGACATTTGGCTCCTTTTTTTTGATTCAAATACTTTACTTATATCTACCCCAAATTCATTATCCATCGTTTCTTCATACATCGAGTAATCTCATATCTTCTATTTGATTATACTCGGTTAATTTTCCCAACAGTTTATACCTTCTTTGTTAAACTCTATAGTTACCCAACCAGTTCTTATCATAGGAAAAAATGAATATCTTGCATAATCTGCATATCTTAGAAACGAGCCTCCTCTTATATACCATCTTCTCCTCATCTCTTCTGTATTATCTTTCCCTATAATTAAACTATCCATAGGTTTAACATATAGTTGATGATTATGACCTAAAAAGAATATATCACCATCGCTATATACTGCCGCTATTTTATCAAGTTCTAAATCACCGTTTTTGCCACCACTTTTACCATGACCAGAGACAAGATTATAAGTCTGACCAGCTACTGTTATTCTTGTGTAACCGGGCATCCTATAGTATGGAGCATCTAATTCTTTTGCTAATACTTTACATACATCAAAGTCCAGAATATTAAAAGAACGTAAATAATCATGATTACCACCTCTAATAAACAAACATTTATCTTTTATTGGTTCTACCAATCTTACAAATTCTAAATATTGCTCCTCTGGTGGAATATCCTGACCTCTTTGATTTATTTTATAATGAGGTGGGATTAACTCTAATAAATCACCATTACCAAACCATCTCGCATTATCATCTTTTTCTATAATCTTAATAGCTTCTTCAAACTTTTTAAAATCATGCTCCACTGCTCCTACATGAATATCAGTAAGACCGTGTATTCTTAACTCTTCTCCACCATCTACTTCTAATATATCACCCGGTTCTACATATTTTAATGCGTGTAAAACATTAACATCAATCTGTATAGAAAAATACCTGTGACAATCATTACAGTTAAACTCCTGAGTCCTATTGCCAGTTACTAGTATCTTTGTACCATTCTTCTTAGTATGCAATGAATTACACTTAGGACACCTCAATAGATACCTCCGTGCTTTTTTGAATAGATTCTCGAGTAGCAGCTTTCAACTGGTCTTGACTGAATCCCTGAAATAATCCAACTACACCAGTTTCAATTGTCTTTGTACCTCCTAAAGTACCTATTGCCTTACCAAGTTCTTTTACAGCTTGAAGCTGTATATTATCATCACCTGAATTTTCAGCTAAACATTTCAGCGACCTTAGTATATATCTGTGGTCTACACCTAATTCTTTTGCTACTTCTAATGCACTTGCTTCTATTTCTTGCATAATTCTCCTCTGCTTTAATAATATTGCTGCTTTCTTAGTAGCCTTTCCTTCATCCATTTCATTAAAAGACCTCATATACGCTTTAACAGCAGATGTTCCCGTGACTAAATGAGTAGCAAATTCCTTTTCTTTATGAGTCGCTTTCTCTCTTTTATATACACGGTTATTAGTATTTTTTATTTTAGTGGAGAATGTGTAGCGATTAGGATGATGATTAAAATCAGAATCCATGATACTCTTATCACGAATAAGGAATGTACCGACAACAGTTCTACACCATCCTTTATTAAGCGTGTAATTAGGTCTATCATTTGGATGTGAAATCTTGTGAGAAACTTTTAATAGTTGAATAACTCCATTGTCATCTGCGACAACCCAGTCACCTTCTTCGCCTTCTCTCCAATTCTTTTTAGGTGTAGGGGCATCTTTTCCAAACTTTTCGAAATATTCTTTTTTACTTTCAAATACAAGATGTTCAATCCCCTTTATTTTTTT